TGGGTTTGATGATTTTTGGTTTTTTTTGTCAATGATTGAATTGAAATATAAAAAAGATTACGATAAAGCAGTTGAATACATGAGGAGGAGTATCAAAATTAATCCTTCGAAAATTAGAGAAGGGTTAGAACTAATTGGGAAAATGTGGGATGCAAAAGGATTGATAAGCAAATAAATATCAATGATTACGGATATTATTTTATGTATTTTAATAATTATAATTTGTGTATGGTGGATGATATTAATTTCAAAATTGTTTAGAAATTGAAATGTTTGATATAATTATGTTTATTTGTTTATGTTTATTATATATATTTATTCCTAACATAATTATTGTAGGAGGTATGAAATGTTTGAAAAAGGAAAAAGTGGGAATCCAGCGGGAAGGCCTAAAAAAGGCAATGCTTTAACTGATTTATTAGAATTAAAACTTGATAAAGAAAAATTTATTGAGGCTGTTATCGCTAGTGCGTATGCGGGTGAGGTATCAATACAAAAATATATTTGGGAACGACTAGAAGGTAGGCTTCCTGATGTGCATGAATTAGCGGGAATTGATGGAGAGAATTTTAAATTTGATATAGTAATACGAACTATTGAAAAGGATAAATAATGCCTGTTATCGATATTGAATTAAGTGAATGGCAACGAAAAGTATTTGATTTACAAGAGCAATATAGATATGTTATAATAGCCGCCGGGAGGCAATCTGGGAAAACGTTTCTTTGTGTTTTTTTCGCAATTCTGCATATTTTAAATAACAATAATCAAATAGTCTGGTGGGTAGCTCCAATTTTTTCAGTTGCCGCAATGGCAATGAGAAGAATCATTACTTTTTGTATTGAATATAATATTCAATTTAAACAAAACAAAACTGAATTAAGATTAATGTTTCTGAATGGGTCTGAAATTTGGTTTAAATCTGCGGAAAAGGAAGAGGGGTTACGCGGAGAGTCGGTTAATTTTCTAATTATTGATGAGATAGGATATATAAAGCGAAATAGCTGGGAATACGCTTTGAGAGGAACGATAACAGCAACAAACGCAAAGGTAGTTTTTATCGGCACGCCAAAAGGAAAAAATTTGTTTCATGAGTTATATATTAAGGGGTTAGATTCTCAGAATAAAGAATATCAATCATTTCATTTTACCAGCCGAGAATCGCCTTTTTTCAGTCAAGATGAATGGGAGGAAGTTAAAAAACTTCCAGTTCGAATTTTCCAACAAGAATATCAAGCAGAGTTTATTGATGATGGCGGAGAGGTATTTCGAAATATAAATGGATGTATAAAGGGAGATTTGCAAGATTATAATCCGCATTGGCAATATTACGCAGGGATAGATTTAGCAAAAAGCTATGATTTTACTGTTATATGTATTCTTGATAATCAGGGTAGATTAGCGGCATATGATAGATTTAACGATATTTCCTGGACAGTTCAAAAACAACGAATTATCGATCTTTGTAAAAAGTATGATGCTTATTGCCTTCTAGATTCAACAGGTTTGGGCGATCCGATTCTTGATGATCTTAGCCAACATATACGAGTTGAAGGTTATAAGTTTTCAAATATCAGCAAACGGCAACTCATAGAAAAGTTGGCAATGGCAATCGAGCGAAATGAATTAAGTTTTCCTGAAATTCCAGAGTTGATAAATGAGTTGAATATATATACATTTGAGCAAACAACAACAGGGGTAATAAAATATAATGCACCCGAAGGGCTTCACGATGATATAGTGATTAGCCTTGCGTTGGCTAATTGGATTTATGGTGGTGGTAAAATGAGTGAGGATATTACGGATATTGAAGGAAGGCAATTTTTTTAAAAGATATAAATATTTATTTTACTTTATCGAGTTTTAATAAATTATAAAATTTTATATTTTACTTGACAAATTTAAATTTAATGATTTAATATATTATTAAATACTGAAAATACAAAAATATTTTGCGATGATTTTAATATTTAGGAATTAGCGTTGAAAATATTAAATTTTGAAATACTAAAATCAAAGCAAAGTGGAAAACCTATTGAACAAATTCCTATATTGATGGGTCAAGAAATTTCTTACGCGGATTCCCCCTATTTCGACCAAACCTGGTATAAACCATACAACCCCGCTACACTTTATCAAGAAAAATCAAATTATGATTTCTATGATGATATGAGGCAAGACGACCAAATAAATTCATGCTTAATGTTAAAAAAATTAATTGCTTTAAATGCCCCTCTTGAAATTGAAACGGAAGAACCAGAAATAAAAGAATTTATTGAATATTGTTTTAACGAATTTTTGGCAGAACCACTTATAAAAAAACTATATAATATATTGTTAGCTGTTGATTACGGATGGAGTATCACGGAAAAAATAGTAAGTCCTTGCGTGTTTCAAGGAAAACAAAAATGGGCTTTTAGTGAATTAAAAACCCGTGCTCCGCACAGTTTTGATTTACATTCAGATGAAAAAGGGAATTTAGAATTTATTCTACAGCACACAAATAAAGGTGAATTAAAATTCGAACCTTCTAAATTTATAATTTATTCATATAACAAAGAGTTTGATAATTGGTACGGAGTATCCGATCTTAATAGGGGTGTGTATCGAGCATGGTGGGCGAAAACAGCATTGATAAAGTTTTGGAATATACATTTAGAGCGATATGGATCACCGCTTGCCGTGGGGAAAATTCCTAAAACGGCAGGAGTGCAAGAAAAGAATAATTTCAAAACAATTTTAAAAAATATACAAACAAAAACTGGAATTACATTGCCGGAAGGATTTGAAATCGAATATTTAATGGGAGCATCGGGGCAATCATCGTACAAAGAGGCTATTGATACATATAATACGATGATAGCTCGGAATATGTTAATCCCAGATTTATTAGGGTTTTCAGGGACACAAACAGGAGGCGGTAGTTACGCATTAGGTAAAGAGCAATTTAATATTTTTTATACGGCTATTCAGTATATGCGGCAAGATATAGAAAAAATTATAAATAAAGAATTAATTAAGCCTCTAGTAGCCTGGAATTATGGATCAGAGTATGTCGTAAAAGCGAAATTCGCGCCGGTGGATCAGGATAGAAAAACAGAAGATATGAAAATTTGGCTTGATGCTGTCAAGTCAGGGAAAATTCCACTTAATCTTGATTCTACAAATTTCTTTTTAAATCAACTTCATTTTCCAGAATTTCCAGAAGATGAATTTGCAAAAATAGAAGAGGAAAAACAAAAATTAAAGGAGGGTTTATTAAATGGCCAAAAAAATAATCAAAAGCAAAACAATGGAAATCAAGAATCCGAAAAAAGTGGGGGAAATGTTCCCACCCCAAAAGAAAACGATGAAGAAAAAAATAACAACAAAAAAAATGTGCAATTACCCAACAACAAAGAAAAAGAATATGTAGAACAAATTTTTTCTAGAAAATTAACGCCATTTGAAGAAAAAGTTGATTTCGAAAAAATTGATAAACAATTATTAGAAAAAGAAAAACAATATTCACTAGAATTAGCAAAATTATTTAAATTATCTCTTAACGCGCTATTTAATGATATCAAAGAAAAAAAGATAATTCAAAATAAACGAATAGAACAAATTGGAAAATTAAATTTTAAATATAAAAATAAAATATTTTTTGTTTTAAAAAGATTAGGGCAAGATGGTTTAAAAATAGGTTATCAATCAGCAATAAAACAAAAAAATTATACGTTTAATGATGATATTATTTCCTTAGCAAATAATGAAGATATTGCAAAATGGCTTAGTGAATATTTTACAAATTTTGTAGATCTAGAAGAAATTTATATTTTGCAAGAAACTAAAGCAGCAGTATTAGACGGAATAAGACAGGGACTCGGAGTGAAAGATGTTTTAGATAATTTAGATGACAAATTTGGTGTATATGGATCAGAACATGAAGGAAAAATCTATTCGTTAGTTAGAACAAATTTAAATCTCGCCTTCAACCAGGGGAGAGCCATGCAATTTTCAGAAATATCAGATGAAATTATTGGATATCAATATAGCGCAAATTTAGATGAAGTAACGTGTAAATTATGTGCCGCTTTAGACAAAAAAATATATCTACCAGATAAGTTTGATTATTTTAATCCTCCAAAACATTTACGTTGTAGATGTATAGCCGTCCCAATTTTAAAAGAGGAAAAAGTTACGATGGATATGTTGATTAAAGATGATCCTAGCTATGTTGATATTCCAGAAACAGTACCAGAGAAATATGGATTTATAAGATTAAAAAATCCTCAAGAAGTAAAAATTGAAACTGATAAAAGTAATAGACCTGTAAACAATCGAGAAATAATAATAGGAAATTAATCCAATAATGGTTATAACTCCCAAAAGCATAACACAATATCAAAAAGGATTACGAGAAAATCCGATATTCGCAAGTGAAATATTGAATTATTTTGCGAAATGGGATGATGATGTAGATTTTGATAAAGGCACATATACGGGGATTGAGCGATATGATTCTGGAACTAGTACAATCCTACAATTAAAAAAAAATCCTAATACTAATGCGGATATAACTTACAGCGCCGTTGCTGATTATACGTTATCAGATTCTACAAAAATAACAGTAGATGGCGGTTACGCGAAACTCTGGGTATATACTGGTACTACCGCTTATGCGTATTGGAGGCTTGATGAGTCGACAGGAAGTATAATTAATGATTCATCTGGAAACAATAGAACGGGAACCGCAGCTAATACGTCATGGACGAC